AAGCGTAAGGCATCTTGGTTGGCTTAATCAGGAAACCGTCACCTGATTCTGCGAACACGCTGACGGTCTGATTACGCATATCGTAGAACTCGTATACGTCAGCATAACCTTCTTCTTTGTCGTGCACCTTGCGATGAGCAGGCTCATCTGAGGTGTACCTGGAGAATGTTACGGGGGAGATATCTTCGCGGACAGAACGGTTGTATCGTTTGTCTGTTTTGATGTCGCGGATTGGACGGCGCACACGATGGGCAATCCACTTAATGTTGTCCATGCTGGTTGCGTCTGGGTCAACATAGACATCAAACGGGGATACCCGTTCAACGAACGGGGCATCTTCCAAAACATTATAGGTTGTCGAAGTAACATTCTCGGGAATGTTTGGGTCAGACACATCCTCATCGTTCCCGATGCGGTCCTCCTCAACATACCTATAGCCGACCTTCAACCAGCCATGGCCAACAATCAGAAAGTCCTTAACAGCGGTACGGAACTGGTCCTTGATGTTGCGATGCCGCCACCAATAGTTAACAACAGCCTCAGCAATAGTAGCATTAGCAGAGTTCTCAGGATTAATAGCATTAACAGTAATCTTCGGATAGTTCACCGAAATAGAAGGATAAATAACGTTAATGGTTGAGAACGCCATGTTGACCAGAATGCGGTCCTCGTCCGTGAAATGCTCGTAATGCCGACCCTTATACAGGTCAATCAGACGACGCCAAGTATCATCAAACGATTCTTCTTTACGCCACTTTTTGGTGGCGTTAATCTTCTTACGGTACCGCGCCAAATAATCTGAATTAGAAGGTCGTGCCATCATCTGCCTTCCATGCCTGGGCTACGCGAGCCAACCAGTTCCATACAGCAATAACACCCGCAACCCCAGCGGCCTTAAAGAACGAAATGTCTAGGATTGCGGAACTAATGGGAGAGGCCGTTGCCCCTGCCACAAATGTGGCGATGCCTCGCTTCAATGCTTCTTTGTATGTCACAATCCCTCTTTCAAGTGGTAATCAATATGCTCATCTAGACGGTTATCAATGTGGTCCACTTTGCCTTCGATTCTCAGCAGGACCCGCTGGTTTTCCGCATGTTGCTGAGTATTACGTCTATCAAACTTACTGAGGCCCCACATCATGGGGCCACCAATTACGGCAACAACAATAGGAACCCACCACATACTAAATCACACCCACCGCGTTCCGACGGGCGCGGCATTAATGCCTGCGCTGGCGGCCTGGGCCACCTGTAGGTCCTGACGTTCCTTGATTGTCGGACCATGAAAGTCCTCTTTGCCATGCGTAAACCCTAGACGGATAGTCCTAAGATGGCATCCAAAACAAATCGGTCCACGACGAGGCAACTCCTCGTCGAATTCAAAAGATTTCCCGCAGGATTCGCAAGCAATTTGTCTCATACCAATAGGATTTTCGTTCGCTAACGGGTGATACCGGCACCATGCCGGACATTATAGGCGCCAATCGGCTGATTCTTCGGAGGTTTATCCTGGATAATGAACTGTTCCCACCAAGCCAAAGTATTCCTGGGGATAACCTCACCAATATAATACTCGGGTAGCCATACAAACTTGAGCATCTGGTTCGCAATAGCCAATGATATCACACGGTCGTCATGGGGCGACCCGGACATCTTGCCGTTCTCCTTGCGGACAAAGGTCCGCAACTCTCCGATTGTGTGCTCACAGCAAATATCCAGGTCATCCTGGCGGATGGCCGCCGCCAACTCATCAATCATCAACGGCTTAGAAGAAGCCGTAGTACGCCAACCCAAAATCTCCGTCGGCACAGGCCGAGCCTGAGCCAGACGACGTTGACGATAAATATTCTTATACCCATACCGCTGAAGGGCCTTAAGGGTAGTTAGACCGTGGTTGTTATTTTCCACGCCCACCAAAGCAGAATGATACATCCACCCCAACTCGGCCAGCATCTCACCAAACAAATCAGGTTCAATGCGCCCATGCCAATGAGCAACCACCAACCCAGTCTTAGCGTTAATTACATGAGCCGAACTATAGTCACCATGCGACAATCCTTCGGCTACGTCCGCGCCAATCGCATACACCGCTTCATGCTCGGGGAACTCCCAGATACGCAACGGCCCATCCGAATACTGTTGGAAAGAACACTCGCCGCTAGTGGCATCAATCTTCAGTAGACCGACCTCTGGTTCCTCAGGCATCAACCCGTTAATAACATCCAAATCAAAAACAGGGTTACCTGACTTGATGAATGCTTCCTCAGGGGACCTAGGGTATTCTTGGTGTAACTGCCAATCGGGTAGCGATTTGCGTTTAACTTCGTACCAGTCTTGGTTGCGGTCACCCGCATCCCAAGCCCAAAAGATACCACGGAACAGGTTGGTTCCCGTTTGGGAACCGACCCACAGTTTATGAAAAAAGTTTCCAGACCCATTAGCCGTGGACAAACAGATAACACGACCACCCACATCAGCAATAGGTTCAATAGATGCCCACGCCTCGTCGGGGTTTGGCAAGAACGCCATCTCGTCCACAATCACCAGATACACGGACTCGCCACGAGCAGGGTCATTAGATGACGGCAACGACTCAATAGCCGACTCGTTATCAAACACCATCTTCAACTGGTGGTCCGTCAACAACCTTGGGCCACGTTCCCGCATCCACCCAGGTAACCAACGATACCCATACTTAGATTTCTGAAGCAACTTCATCGCCTCACGTTCCGTGCGGCTAAGCATAATCACGAAACGGTCAGACTGGAAGAACACCAACCAGAAAGCATACGCCGCCGCCAACGTACTGAAGCCAATCTGACGGGCCTTTAGAACAACACTATAGCGGTTCTCTAGCCATGCGCGGACAGTTTCCTGCTGGGCTTCACGCATCTCAAATAGAATACGTCCACGCTCAGGATGTTTGATAAACCAGTAGTTTGCGCAGAAGTGTGTAAACGCTTCTAACAACTGGTCGGTTGTGGCGTCCTGTGGCCCTCGGCACAGACGCCATTCGCGCTCGTGCACAAGTTCATTTAGTTCCATAAATCACCGAGGAATATAATAGGGCTTTCGTTTCGACCAGTAAGGCGGCATAACCATCTTGCCACGACTGGGTTGGCCCTTGTTCACCCATAGGGCTACATCGGTAGTGCCAGCACCACCAGAAGCCGACACACGAATATTAATCACATTCCTGATGGCAATAGCCGACCCAGTACCAATACCAGCACCAGAACGCTTGTGGATGTGAACTTGGATGACGCTAGAGGAACTAGAGCCAGAACCCGAACCGACTCTGGGCCGAGTGGTGTAGCCGCTGGCCGAATCGCCAGCCGTAGCCCCACCAGCACCAGTCGCAGTCTTAAACACAAACTTGATACCACTAGCAGACGATGCGCCGACACCAGAGCCACTGGCCGTCTTGAACACACTCTTGAATCCCAGGGCGACATCAGTGCCAGTACCATCACCTGTAGCCGAACGGATACTGGTCTTGAAACCGCTAGCAGATTCTGTTCCTGTGCCGTCGCCCGTTGCGGTACGCAACTGGGCTGACGCACCATACGCATCAGAACCACCTGCACCAGAACCAGAACTGGTACGAATGTGCGTAGTACGCCCAACAGCAATATCACCAGCAGTAGCACCACCAGAACCAGTAGCCAACTTATAGTGCGTAGAGAACGCCGTAGCAGTGGAGGTTCCCGCTCCGTCACCAGTGGCAGTGCGGAACTTGGTGACAGCCGCCGAGGCGGTTTGTGTGCCCGCGCCTGAACCTGAGGCCGTTACCAGCCAGCCGCCATCATACGACCTCAGTGTTGAATCGTATGTTACGTTTGGGTCGTTCCAATACGCATAGCCGCCTTCATAAACAAATGAGGCGGCATCATATAATTCCGCTGAGTCGTACAGCAGAGTCATTTATTCCTAGCGGAGGATTGCGGCGACTTCAGCCTCGTCAAGACCCAACGCCGCCAACTTGGCTTTCGCAGACGCGCGCTTTGCTTCTGCTTCCGCAATAGCGGCTTCACGGGCCACACGGTCAGCCTCAAACGCTACTAGGTCGGCTTCACGCTGGGCGATTTCTTCGGGGGTTG